CCTGAAGCAGCACCAGCGGCTCCAGTAGCAGAAGCACCAGCGGCAGCACCAGCGGCTGAAGCGGCTCCTGCAGATGGCGGCAACGCTCAAGACATTCTAGCAATGATTAGAGCACGTCAAGGACAGTAAAACAATATGACAGCTATTAACGAAACCGAAGCAGAGATTCACGGTTTACCTGTCAACACTTCAAAAGTTAATAGCTGTCACGCTTTTTAGATAGGAGATACATATGGCATCAAAAGCATTTGATCCTACGAAGTTTCGAACTTCGTTAACTAAATCCATTCAAGGTATGAGTGCAGGTTTTAACGACCCAACTGATTGGATTAGTACAGGTAACTATGCACTCAATTATCTTATTTCAGGAGACTTCCATAGAGGTGTTCCAATGGGTAAGGTAACTGTATTTGCAGGTGAATCCGGTGCAGGTAAATCGTATATCTGTGCAGGTAACATTGTAAAATACGCACAAGAGCAAGGCATCTTTGTTGTTCTAATTGACTCAGAGAATGCACTCGACGAGGCTTGGCTACACGCACTAGACGTAGACACAAGCGAAGAAAAACTACTCAAACTAAACATGTCAATGATTGATGATGTTGCTAAAACTATTAGTGTGTTTATGACAGACTATAAAGCAATGCCAGAAGAAGATCGTCCTAAGGTACTGTTTGTTATTGATAGTTTAGGTATGTTGCTAACACCTACAGATGTTGATCAGTTTAACAAAGGTGATATGAAAGGTGATATGGGTCGTAAGCCTAAGGCATTGACTTCACTTGTTCGTAACACAGTTAATATGATTGGCTCACACAATGTTGGCTTAGTATGTACTAACCATACATACGCATCACAAGATATGTTCGATCCAGATGACAAGATTTCAGGTGGACAAGGATTTATCTATGCATCTTCAATTGTTGTAGCAATGAAAAAACTAAAACTAAAAGAAGATGAAGATGGTAATAAAATTAGCGAAGTACGTGGTATTAGAGCAGGTTGTAAAGTAATGAAGACTCGTTATGCAAAACCGTTTGAAGGCGTACAAGTTAAAATTCCTTATGAAACAGGAATGAATCCATACAGCGGACTAGTAGAACTATTCGAAGCAAAGGGTGTGATTGAAAAGAGTGGTAACAGACTCAAGTATGTAACAACCGAAGGTGAAGAACTACTAGACTATCGTAAGAAATGGACAGGTGAATTACTCGATAAAGTTATGTCAGATTACTTAGTAAAAGAAGCTTCTGTGGTAAATACCTCTGAAGTTGACGAAGAAGCAACTGATTTTGAACCAATCGAGGAAACTGTTACTAATGAGTGAAGAACAAATTGCTGATATTTGGATGCTGTTTAAAGAATATCTAGATAAGAAACATATTGAAATGGCAGCTGAACGTTTTGTTGATTTACTAGCCGATTATGGCGTAAGCGATGAAACGTTCAATGATTGTTTTGGCATTGATGCACAACTAGACAATGCCATTAGATACTATCTTGAATTAGATGAAGATGACATTGATGATTATGACGAATGGGATGATTAATGGGTTGGTATAGTGAAGTAAGTCGCGACGTGAGCAAGATTCCTGATGCAGTAGCACACTTTGAATCAGAACTTGTACAAGCAAGAGCAGAATGTAAACTTGTAGGTAACGTTGAAAAAAGTGCGGCTGCTATGCCCGGTATTGTTGAACATCGGTTTAATCAACTGCAAGAAATTGAAGCAATTTTAAACTATTTGAATATTGAGCTACGTAGATTGCGTAGCTCATATTTTAAAAAGTACCTTGAAAATTATCAACGAGCTCTGTCAAGCCGTGACGTTGAAAAATACGTTGACGGTGAGGCAGACGTTGTTGACTATGAAAAGATTATCAACGAGTTTGCATTAATTCGTAATAAATGGTTAGGTGTTCTCAAAGCACTTGATCAAAAACAATGGCAAATTACTAACGTAGTTAAATTACGTGTAGCAGGAATGGAAGATGCAACACTATGAAAATTGTTGTTGCTTCTGCTTTTTGCCCCAATAATGATAGAAATAATTTTCTAACTCAGATCCTTCAAATCCGCAGTGATTCTTTTTATCTTTAATTCCATTATAATCTTCATTTATTAAATTTTTCCAATTATAATTTTCTAATATTTTTTCTAGCACACAAGCGTCATATCTATACGGTAAATCGTTTAATTTTTCTAGTTGCCAATACTGCGTATATTCAAAAAGCAAGTTGTGTATTTTTTTATGTTTTAAATTAAATGCAATAAATCCACTGTCTAGTCCAGTTCCGTTTTTACTAAACTTTTTTATAGTACTTAGAACTTGATCTTTTCTAGGTAATATTTTTGGAAGGTGCGGTCTGTTTATAACTTCAACATCACCATCAAGCCATATTAAATAATCATATTGTCCGATACTGCCTTTGAGTGCAGATACAATACTTCTACTTTTTCTATAAAATTTATATTCTGAAGGTGTTAGATTAGGTGGCTCTGGCCAATAGTTAAAATTAACAGTTTCGGTGTTTATACCACCTATTAACATGTCTTGATCTGTATAGATCTTTTTATCGCCATCGAGGTATTTCCACGACGGCAATGTGTTAGATGATACAGTAGTATAGTATCTTCTACTTGTGCCACTTGTCCAAAGTATTTTCATAAATATATTTATAAACTGCGTAGATTAAAGGTACAAAGCATGAAATGGAGCAAATGTAGCCAAGCAGGGCAGGATAAGTTTGCATACGAACTTATTGGTCCTCAAGGTACTTATATTGAAATAGGTGGACATCTTCCACGTCGAAGAAGCAATACATATAACTTAGAAGTATGTTATAAATGGAAGGGTTTTAGTATTGAATTTGATACACAATATAAGACTGAATGGGATAATTGTTTAGACAGAAAAAATCCTATCTATTGGGGCGATGCTATTAAATTCAATTATAAAAATGCACTAGAAGACTTGTCAATGCCGATGCACATTAATTATTTGTCTGTAGATATTGAACCTCCGTCAAATACATTTAAAGCATTACAAAAAGTAATTAGTGATGGTGTTAGTTTTGATCTAATTACATTCGAACATGATAGATATCAATGCAAAGAAGACTACCATACTATTGCATGTGACTATCTTATACCATTAGGATACAAAGTTGCTGTATTTGATGTTTGGCACAAGAAACCTACACGACTCTTTGAAACTTGGTTTGTTAACAAAGACATTAAATTTGATGAAATGGATTACACATCTTGGGCCAACAATCGACGCTAGAATTCCATTATAAAAAAGGTTACAATAACGTAGGGGACATGTACTGTAACCCTAGTAGATACTTTGATTTTGATAATATTAGTAGTCATTGTATTACTAAAGCTAATAGTATTAACCTTGAAAATAGAAACATAATAGTAGGTGGCGGCGGCCTAATCAGAAGATACTTTGTAAAGCATACTGATCTTGTTTCTTCTTCTAATTATAAAAATCTTATAATTTGGGGGATAGGACATAACTTTGGCTGGAAAGAAAATATGTGGTGGCCAGAGTGGATGACAAATTCAAGCCTTTGGGGCATACGAGATTATATCAAAGGATATGAAAATAATTATGTTCCTTGTGTAAGTTGCATGCACCCTGCATTTGATAAAAGTTATAAAATAAAATATGACCACGGATATTTCCTACATCATTTTAGCAGTAAGTATAAACCGCAAGAGAATGATATTGTAATGTATAACGACAATACTAACTTTGACGAAGTTATAGAATTTATAGGATCTTGCAAAACTTTAATTACTGATAGCTATCACGGTGCATACTGGGGATTGCTTTTAGGCAAAGATGTAAGAGTAGTAAGTTGGACTACAAAGTTTAATAACTTTAAAACTAAGCCAGTAATACTTGATAAAATAGAAAATTGGAGGAAACACAAACCGATTGTTCCGTGGCCAAAGTATTTAAAAGATTGCAGGACTCTAAATATTAATTTTTATAAAAAAGTTCAAAATCTGCTGAGTACTTCTTAGAAACAAATTTTTTTAACTTAGGGGTATAATAGCTGTCGGTGTCTAAACGATCTGACGAATTAATTTTTTCTAAAGGTTTGTGGCAATTAATCATAAGTTGTATTTTTCTAAATTCCTTTTCTAAGTTATTAAAATTAAGTTTTATATCAACATCTTTAGCCCATTTTATTTGAGGCTCTTTGTCAGTATTTCGAGCAAAGTAATCAAACCCTTTGTTTTCTAAATTATACAGTTTTTCTTTTAATAATGTAAGATTATCCTTTTCTGGATTGATTTTAAATTGTTTGACATTTCCGCTTTCGATATCAGTCATACGTTCACGTACAAATATTTTCTCATACTCAAACCAACTAACTAACCAATCATATGGATTTCTAATAACACAAAACGTTGTACCTAAATTATTAATGTATGTCTTTGCTACATCAACAGTGCAGTGTTTTCTATAGTAAACTGTATTAGCATTTTCTTTAAGCCATCTAGATACACTTGTACCGCCAGTTTTAGGTATGTGTATAAAGGTTAAACTGTGATCAGGAATTATTATCGCCATAAAGTATTTAATTAAATATGTACATGAAGACAATAGTATTAGTAACAGGAGGCTTTGATCCCTTACACTCAGGGCACATTGCTTATTTTAAAGCAGCTAAAGAATTAGGAGACGAATTACATGTTGGCCTAAATTCAGATGATTGGCTTACACGTAAAAAAGGTCGTCCGTTTATGCCTT